GAAACATTTCCTTCATTTTTTCGTCAACAACGCAAAGTCCTCACACGATTTAGTGCCTTCCTTGCTAATATCTGGCATGGCGGCAACCTCAAAATTCGTTGAAGTTATCGGAGTCGGTGTTCTGTTAGCCATTCTGCTCAATCAGATTTTCGCTTTCATCAGGCATATGAAAAATGGAGGTACTCAGGTTAACAATCAAGTCGTTGCCGCTCTTGATGATTTGAAGTCAGGAAAAGTTGGGAGAACTGGTACGTAAAGATATTCGAGACGTGTTGATTGATCAGCGTGAGAGTCTTGTCAAACTGGAAAAACTCATTGAAATGGAGAGGAATCGATGAACTTCTTCGACTACTATATCATGCTACTGCCAGTGTTGCTTGCACTATTAAAGCAACTCACAGACGCTAACAGAGACGAAAATCGTGACTCGCCTTGGCGCACATTTTTCCGCAAACTCGGCGTTGAAAAGGCTTGGTTAAACGAGGGTGGAGGGCATGATGGAACGGCTGACGTATGGCATCTTGCCGATCAGGCGAAGTTTATTTTGCTCTACCTTGCAATCATTTTCTTTCCTTTATCGGAGTATGGCAAATGGTTGCTTGCGCTGCCGACCGTTCTTTTTGTCTTCTGGTCAATCATCTTCATTGCCTTGTCGCTCTATGTGTTCTATGCTTTCTTCACGCTATTCTATCATCATCTTCTTACGTCAAGGCGGTCGAAGTTCACGCAGTGGCTGAAGTTTCTTGCCAATCCTTTTCGGAATATGCGTAGGGGATATGATGACTAAGCTGTCACGCTCTACATTGTCTATGCTGTTAGCGTATGCACGACGTTTAGAAGTAGTAGCAAATTACTACAATTGTGAGTATGAAGCGTTACCAATTTCTTTTAAAGAAGACTATGAAGTAACTGTTGAGGGCAAGATTCGTTACAACAATACGATATTGTCTTATTATGAAGGTAAAAAGAAACCATTTGATATTTTAGTCCTTGGGCGTCGTAGAAGAGATTTTGTTGATAGGTTTAAGTTTTCGGAAGAGGATCTTCCATCCTTTGACAGAATAAAGAGGTATGCAGAGAACAATTGTAATTGCTTGTTTCCATATTGGGAGGTTTAATGGTTAGTAGTCAGAATGCTGAGGCAAGTTTTAATTTTGATTTCGATCTTTACAGTTCGTTCGATTTTAGTTATACGAAACAATATTTGCGTTATGAAGTTTTTGGTTTCATAAGAGAGAAGAAATTTAGGACTCAATTTCGGATAACGGAGATTTATTGTCTTACTTTTGATGATTTAAGAGAAAGGTTGTCTAAGTTTGGTGAAGTCTGGGGTGGTAACGAATATTTTGTGTTAAACGATAATTATGTTATTTTTCCTACAATATTGTCGGTTGATGGTGGGGGCAGGGTTTCAATTGTCTTTTCTGGAGTTACCCATGGAAATTATGACAAGGAATTGATTCTTAGGATAGAAGATGAATTTGGAGAGTTTAAAAAGAGTGAATTGTCTGTCATAATAGACTGGGCTGTAGAAACAAAAGGAGAAATTTCTTACCATCAAGTTCAATCCGTTTTCGATGAGGAGATTCTTTCTGAATCTTATCCCTACGTTTCTGACTTGGATGGCTATATTGATAGATTTTTGAAGGGAAAGGAGAATATTTTGGTTTTGATTGGACCTCCAGGTACTGGGAAAACAAGGTTCATAAAGTATGTAGTAAGTAGGATATCTAAGTTTAAGGCGAAGAAATCTTCTCCAATCGTCCTTTACACAATGGATGAGAAAGTATTCCATAAAGATTCATTCTTTTTGAGATTTTTGATAGAAGATTATGATGCTTTGATTCTAGAGGATATAGATTTTAATCTTAAGTCGAGGAAACAGGGGAATTCCTTTATGTACAAGTTGTTGGGGGGTTCGGATGGAATAATAAAGAACCCTTCCAAGAAGATTCTCCTCTCAACGAATATGCCGAACATATCGGATATAGACGAAGCTCTTTTGAGACCGGGAAGATGTTATGATGTTCTTAGAACTAGGAGATTAAATAGAGAAGAAGCTTTGTCAGTGGCAAATAAATTGGGATTAAAATTGTTAGACAAAGCTGGTTCTGATCCGACTTACTCTTTGTCAGAGATTTACAATGGAAAGATTCAATCTTAGATGGCTTTGTAATTTAAAATGCCATGATTGGCGATTGGTGGCGGATACTGGGGTTTATGTGTACGAGGAGTGCAATCGTTGTTCTAAAAGATTATTAAGGCGTAAATTAATAGGTGGGTATCAACCAATTAAAGAAGATTGGAGAAGGTATTTGGAATAAAATGGATACTTTTGGTGGATTGAGAATATTGGAATTGAATCCAATAAAGGATGAAAGGGGCAGATTCCAAGAACTTTTTCGTCAGAAAGAGTTTGGGAAACTTAGATTTGTTCAGGATAACCTTTCTTTTTCGAAGAAGAATGTTGTTCGAGGACTACACTTCCAAAGAAAACCGCATCAACAGGCAAAATTGGTTTATTGTTTGCAGGGGAAAATACTAGATGTTGCGGTAGACTTACGCAAGAATTCCAAGACCTTTGGTAGAGTTTTTCGTATAATTTTGACTCCTTCTAGGGCACTTTTCATACCTAAATGGTTTGCTCATGGATTTTCGGTTTTGTCGAAGAGTGCTCTTGTTTATTATAAGTGTTCTGATTACTATTATCCAGAATTGTCTGAGAGAATACGTTGGGATGATGAGACCTTGAAAATAGACTGGATGTTAGAGGGGAATCCTATAGTATCAAAATTTGATGAAAGTGGGGTTGATTTTGAGAAATTCCATAAGGCCAAGAGATTTTGAACTAGAAAAGAACGGGGAGATAGTAAAAAAGCTTTCTACAGTGTTATTGATAAAGTTAATCACCCTTCAGAAATAAAGATAAGATGGAATAGCATAGAGATAAGTGTAGAGGATTTTAAATTTATCTTAAAAAGGAAGTTTTTGAGAAGGGGAGTTGCTATTTTTGACAATGGAGTTGAAAGAGAGAAATGCGAATTCAAGATAGAGGTCTTGTGTGATTTAATGGAATTTGCGGTTGATGTTAGAACAAGTTTGTTACAGAAATACCCCTCCGAAGGATGCCTCAAAAATTTCTTTGCTCTCTCTCTAATAGTTATAATGGTAAAAATCTATCAAAAAATCTTAATTTTCCCAGTGTTCCTCCTTTTGAGATTGAATTTTATAAGGGAATAGTAAGTAAGTTGAAAGATATTTTGAATGAGGAAGAGGACGTTATTGTAGTTTCTAGAGTTGAAGAATTAAAATCCAATTACGAAGAACTTGTTTCAAACGGAGTAATCAAACTTCCAACGGTCATAACTAGAGTTGAGATTGGGGGAAAAATAGCGTTTGTAGATGAAAAAGGAAATGTTTACGAACGTTTAGGAGAGTTTCTGTGACAGCAAAACCTACACATGACCTCCTTTAGGAACACACAGAGGCTGGCTGTATTTATTTTTAAGTTTGGTTTGGGACGTTTTAGGAGACATAGTGATGAATATATTGGAGAAGATGATATCTAAAGTTATGGGTAGAATAAAGATTCAGAACCGATCAGAAGAACCATCTCAAGATCTAAGTCCTGTGGAGAAACATGGGAATTTGTGGTTTAAGAGAGAGGATCTTGCAGGAGGACAGAAAGGGCGGCAGTTAAAGTTTATGGTAGAAGACTATATAGCTTCTAGCCCTCCTCCCCATGGTTTGATATCTGCTGCTCCATTGTCCTCTCCTCAGACTGTCTTCGCTGCTAGAGAGGCTCGGGCTTTTGGTATCCCCTGTATAATAGTCGTAGGGGTGAATACGATTGAATCTGCACTTGCATCGACTAATGTAAAAATCGCAAAGAGTTTGGGGTGTGAGATTGTTGTAGCTGGTGCTAGTCAAAATAATTGGAAACGAGAGAAAAAGTTTAAGGAAATTTGCGAACTCCATCCAAGCTATTTCAAAGTTCCGGAAGGTCTGGGACCTTGTAAAGAGGATTCCAGCTGGAGGGAACGGTTTTTTATGAATTCTGCTATCCAGGTTAAGAATTTGCCAAGAGAATTGAAGACCTTGATAATACCTACTGGGAGCGGTAACAGTTGCATTTCTATTTTACTTGGATTAGCTACATACAATACAGATTTTATACCCGAAAAGATTGTTTTGGCTATCCTTGGAACTGATAAAGAACTAAAGATGAGAAAGAAGATCGACAACCATATAAGACAAGGGTTGTCGAGCAATAAGTTGGCTTTGCAATTGTATGAAAATAGTGAGAAAATAGGTATTTACCCTACTAGTGAATATGGAGTAAAGTGCAATCCTCCCCAGGAATGGTACGGAATAAAGTTTCATCCTAATTATGAAGCAAAGATGTGGAAGAAATTGAAAGAGGATCGTCCAGATCTCTTGGTCGAAGGAACTGGAATTTGGATTGTTGGATCCGAGCCTAAATTGGAGGAGTTTGTTTAATGTTGTTAGGTTCAAGAACCCCTAATATAATGTAAGATAAAGATGATATGTCAATGTTAGCAAGTTCAAGTGAAGGAAGAAGACGGTGTGGTGTTGAAAGATATGAAATATCCGGAGAATTGGTTGAAAAAGCTTTTTGTGCAGTTTTAGAAAAAGCTTCCAAGTCATCTTCAATATATGTTGACGGTAACTTCTGCTCAGTTACTGTTCCCCCTTGGAAATTTACTTTGAAAAAGCTTATTTTTAGGAATGATACTGGGTTAGCAGTAATAGAGAACGGTCGTTCTAAAGAATCTTACAAGTTTAAGCCTATTGAATTATTGTATGAATTGATTGAAAAGGCTGTTACTACTAAATTGAATTTTTTGGAAAAGGAAGAACCTTCTTCAATTCTTTTGTCTCTTGTGAAAGAATCGAGAGAAGTCCAATCTAGGATTATTTCCGATAGAAAAAATCAAATAAATATTTTGAATGAACTCCATTCGATTTTGGAAACTTCCGAAGATGAAGATATAGTGACGAAGGTTAGAGAATTAAAATCAAATTACGAAGAACTTGTTTCAAACGGAGTAATCAAACTTCCAACGGTCATAACTAGAGTTGAGATTGGTGGGAAGATCTTGTTGGTAGATGAAAAGGGGAATGTTTATGAAAACAGGTAATGCTATTGAAATACTTCGACAGGCTAGGGTTCGAGGCTTCGAAGTATATGATAAAGATTGGAACGGAATTAAAGCGGGAGAATATGTTGTAAACGTGGATTTTCCTGCATCTGTTTTCGAAGGAAAGTCTATAATTGAAATTGAGAAGGAAATTCATAGCTATTCAGGGGAATAATAATGGGTGATAGTCTTAGTAGTGAGGCTCTTTCCACATGGTTTCCTCATTACTCTACAGTTGTAGGGTACTCTACTGTAGTGGCTACTACAATGGGTTGAAGATTCTGAATATGAACGTAAAAAATTGGAAGAGGAATTAGCTGAAAGTAGAAAAGAGCTTAGTTTTTATAAAATTCTTTATGATAGATTTAAGTTGGCGGAAATTGAAGGAAGAAGAGTATTTTTAGATACTAAAACTGGGGAAATTTTAGATTGAAAATTTTGGTTTATGGGGATCCTCAATTTGGGGCATCCGGTGATTTTTCTTATCCTTCCTCTACAGGGTATACAACAAGACTGGATACGAGTTTAGCGATCTGTTATTGGATATCGGAGCTTGTGTCCAAGAATAAGCCAGACTTCGTTATTAATCTTGGGGATGTATTTGAACAGATGCAAGTTGTAGATTCCCTATCACTATCTGCGGCAGCAGAAGGAATGGGTGTAATTTCTAGAGCGACGCACGATGTAGGAGGAAGACATTACGTTTTATTGGGGAATCATGACCTATCCAACCAAAGTAGAACTATATTTTCCTCCAATTTTTTGAATTATTACCCTTCCACAGAAGTAGTATCCGATTTTAAGACATTAGATAGTGAAAAGATAGCATTTGTGCCATTTTCAGAGGAAGTATCAACTATTGAATCGTATTTGGATTCGTTGTCGGAAGATTTTATGGTTTTTTCTCATATTGATTTGAAAAATGTTCAATTTTCATTTGTTTCTGGGTATTATAGTGATTTTGGCGTAGATGTTGAGAAATTGAAACGGTTTCGTCTTGTAGTAAATGGTCATATCCACACTCCTAGAATGATATCAGATAACTTTGTTCAGTTGGGGAGTTTGCAGCAATTTACTCATGATCAATTGGATAAAGAACTTCCCAGGAGTGTTCTTTTGGTCGATGATGGGAAGTTGAATTTTATTCCGAATACGTTAGCACCTAGGATAGTAAAAGTTAAATCAGTAGAGGAACTTGATCAATATTCAAACAACAGCTACATAATTTTTGAGAATGTGGAAGGGGTAGATGAGAAGGAATTGTTGGTTTTGCTCTCAAGATTTTCTAAGTTTAGGATAGTTGGTTCCAAGGCTCTGGCGCAACCAATACAGTCTTATACTTTACGTTCCGATACCCCAGAAGAATTGTTTAAGGAGTATTTATCAACAGTTTCAATGTCTTTGGATAGGGACATTTTGGAAAGAGAGGGATTAGAAGTAATATCAATAGTGAAGTCGAGGGGAAAATGAAGTAGGGAGATTCCAATGTTCAGTTTTGACTTTCGCTTTATAGATTCTGTAGGTCCTTCTGGTTATTATCTACTGAAGGAATTTTCTGGAGAAGAATACTGTTTTAAAACTACAAAATCAAAGAACTAAGTTGGTCTTTTTACGATGAGGTGGATGAATAACATATTGGTTTTTTCTATTTTATTCTTGAATAACTTTGTAACTTTTCGGGAAGTTAGTATAACAAATTTTCTTTCCATTGGTTCAGTGGAACACTTTCCATTGGATCAAGAAGGAATTTATTTGGTTTTGGGTCAGAATTTAGATGATCCAAAAAGCAGTAGTAATGGAGCAGGAAAATCCAGTCTCCTAGAATCTATTACTTGGGCTTTGTATGGAAAGTTGCCAAGATTTGATTCTAGACAAGGGACATCTGACGATGTGGTTAACGATGCCTTTGGTAAGGATTGTTCTGTAACAGTTGTTTTGACTGTTGGGGATAAGAAGTACGAAATAACTCGTTATAGGAAGCATTCAAAATATGGTGGTAACGGGGTTTTGATCTTTGAGAATGGTGTGAACATAACTCGCCATACTACTGCTAGGGAAGGTGGTAATAATGATTTGATATTGGATATTGTTAAAGTACCTTATGAGGTATTTTCATCAACTCTTATAATAGGTCAAGGACTTCAGTCGAGATTTTCAATACTGGATGATACTCAGAAGAAAGCTGTAATAGAGTCGTTGAGGGATAGTGAGTATGGAATGTGGATAGATTGTCATGCTGAAGCTAATCAGCGTTTGGGAGAATTGGATCGTCGTATAAAGGATTTCGAGGAAACGATAAGAATAAAGTCTGGTAATGTTCAGTTCTTATCGGAAAGGTTGTCTACTCTTGAGAATGAATTGACGGTTTTACAAGGTCAAGTTGATAGTTGTAACGAAGAAAATTCTGACAACAGTTTGGATGAGTCAATAGAATTACTAAATAACAAAAAATCATTTTTAGAAAATAAGCAACATCTTATAGAAGAGGAAATAGAATCCATAAAAAATTCTCTGGAACCAGTGGAGAATTACGTTCTAGAGGAGTCTGTGGAAATATCTGTTTTGCTTAATGAAGTCAATGCTAAAGGGTCTATTGTTTCCTCCCCAGTAAAAAAATGTAATCAGTGTGGAACAATTTTGTCCTCAATTTCAAAGGAGCAGTTGGATCAGTTGGAGTCAGAATACAAAGAACTTTTGTCCGTATTGGAAGAAAAGCAACATGAAAAGCAAACCAAAGAACAGGAGTTACAGTCCTTAAAAGGTCGTTTGAATACGTTATCAGGAGCTTTATCGACTGTACAGAGGGAGTTGAAAACGGTTGTGCAGGATTTGGCTGATAAGAGGTTTGAATTGGAGCAAAAGAGGTCTAAAAAGGAATTGCTTAATTCTCTTTTATTAGCTAAGAAGAATGAAGTGCAATCGAGCATTTCTCAAATTTCTTCTATTCAAGGGGAGATAGAATCCTTGGAATTGGAGAGAACTGGGTTGGTGAATAGAAGACCTTATTTGTTAGCCTTAGTTAAGGAGGCGTTTTCTCCCAAAGGGATAAGAGCTTTTTTGATTGCTAGAGACATAAATGATCTAAATAGGAGACTATTTGATTATAGTAAGGTTTTGTTTTCCGACACGGTCGTATATTTGAAGGCTGGAACCGAGGAAAATGTGGTAACAAAAATCTCTTTGGAAATAAAGGGAAGAAGAGATAGAACTTATTCCAAGCTTTCTCAAGGAGAAAAACGGAGAGTTGATATTGCCGTACAGTTTTCTCTGTACGATTTCATAAGAGAGAATTTCAAGGTAAGGTTCAACATTTTAGTATTGGATGAAATATTTGAAAATCTGGATTCTGAAGGGATACAATCAACAATGAAATTGATACAGAATTTTGTAAAGTCTGGTATGTGTGTATTTGTTATTAGTCATAATCCCAGCATAAAATCTCTAGTAAGGGATACTATAACTGTTATAAAGGAGAACGGGGTTTCTAGATTAGCTGTATGACAATATTTTAAAGGAGATTCAAATGGAACTATTGCCGTGTCCGTTTTGTGGCGGAGAACCGCAACAGGGAATGTTTAGTGTTTGGTGTTCTAAATGTGGGGTATGTACAGCAGAAGATACTCTTTTAACGAAGGAAGAAGTATCCTCTTTATGGAACAAAAGGGTATCTACTAAAGAGCTTGTTATTCTGCCTGAGGATGAAACTCCCATTCAATTGGATATAAGGTTAAAACGCATAGAGGAATTGTTAGAGTCAAAGTTATCTGAAAATTCCATGGATTTAAAGTTATGGGGAGATTTGAATTTTGTTCGGCATTGTAGGAACAGATTGGCTGAAATTTTTAAAAGTGTTCATTAAATTGGGGGTATTATGGAGAGATTTGTGGTTAACTCTTCTACCATAAATTCTGTTGGTTTTGAAAACGGAATCCTGGAAGTAGAGTTTGTCAGTGGATCAGTTTACAGATATTTTGATGTTCCGCAAGAAGTATTTGAAAGTCTTGTAAATGCTCCTTCGGTTGGAGAATTTTTTAATGAAAACATAAGAAGTATCTACGGTCATGAGAGAGTTTCCTAATGGAATTGTCACAGGCTCTGGGACTTTGTCCGTTTGCAGATCGTTGTCCGTTAGCTGGTAGGGCTAAGAATGTAAATGTTCCTAGTGAAGGTTCAGATAGCCCAGAAGTCATTTTCTTAGGCATGAATCCGGGTAGGGAGGAGAATGAAGCTAATCGTCCTTTTGTTGGAAAAGCTGGTCAGATATTGAGAGCTGTATTGGATGAAGTTGAATTCCCAGAAGATAAGGGAAGAATTTCAAATGTTGTCAGATGTGTTTCTTTTGCTAATGATTCCCTTTCTTCAGTGGTTGATCCTCCCCAAGAAGCAATAGACCTGTGTCGTCATCATTTTGAGAATGAGATTGAAAAGTATTCTGGGAGCATAAAGTACTTAATGCCTTTAGGGAGTTTGGCTCTCAGAGTTATAGCACCGGAGGTAAAAGATCCAATATCAAAAGCTGTTGGAAATGTTTATTCTACGACTGTCAGGGGGAAAGAGTATAAAGTAGTTCCCAATTTCCATCCATCTTACTTCAATTACTCCACCCAAAGGACTTCTGACTTCCAAAGATTCAAAGATATCTTCAACATTGTAAAAGTTTGGATACAATCTAGGGAGAGTCCTCTAAAAGTAAAAGTTCTTTCTCCAAAAGAGTTCTTCGAATATTCTCAGTTTTTGTTGCAAATGCATGAAGAGGGTAAAATAGATGAAATATTTATTGATGTTGAAACATCGAATCCTTGGTCAGGTAACGTCAGGAAGTTAGACATATGGGACTATAAACTGATTTCTTTTTCTTTAGCAGATAAATTGAATAGAGTTGGATATTTTGTAGGGTTGGAACATCCGGAATTGCATCTTTCTGAAGAAGAGCGTAATAGAATACTGAAGGTTCTGAAAAAACTGGTCACCGTAATACCTGTCGGGGGTCACAATGTAAAGTTTGATATGGGATGGTTAATGGTGCATGCTGGGGTGGAAGATTTTGTTATTGGGGATGACTCAATAATAATGGGTTACCTAATTTATGGTAAGGATTTTGGGATCTCTTTAAGATTGAAGAATTTGCTAAGAATGGTTTTGAAAATAAATGATGTGTGGGAAGAGGAAATTGAGAATCTTATCTTTGGTTATAAAAGGGTAAAAGATAGAAATTTGTTAAATGTTCCTCTTCAAAAATTATTGGAATATGGGGCAAAAGACGCTATAGCGTCGCTTTTGTTGACGGAGGCTCTTCAGCCTAAAATAGAAGAGAGAGGTTTGCAGGACGTTTACCATCTCATGAAGAGAGCTTTGAGAGTTTTTACCAAAATGGAGATAATGGGAGTAACCATAGACAAAGGATTTTATGATGAGATTGTTCCAGAATATTACAAGTATAGGGATATTTACATAGCTAAAGCTGTTAGGTTACCTACAGTACAGAAGTTTATAGCAAACGAGTTGAAGAGTGAACATGAGTTTAATATTTCCTCGTCCGACCAGATGGTAAAATTGTTTTTCCATCCCTTTTATTATAATTTACCTTTCGACCAAAGATTTAAGACTCGTCCATCGAACAAGAACCCTGAAGGGGGATTGTCCTTTGATAAGAGAGTTAGAAAGCATCTTTTGCAATCTGTTGATGGGGAGGCTAGAGCTGCTGTAGAGTATATTGGAACTGCAAAGGATGTCAGTTCCTACATAACTAAGTATTATGAACCGTTTTTGAAGAGTTCTAGATTGGAAGAGGGAAATCTCTCCTATAAGGCGGATTTTAACTTTACTTCTGTTGCTACAGGGAGGATTGGTTCGGGTTTTCATACTTTGCCTAAAAAGGGTGAAGTTAAGCGTATGGTAGTGTCTCGTTGGAAGCGGGAGGGGGGAGTTATTTTATCGGGAGACCTTTCTCAGATAGAAGTAAGGGTATTTGCTGCATTGGCTGGGGAAGAGAAAATGAAGGAAGTTTATAGGCAAGGGTTTGATATACATAGGTTTATAGCATCAGTAATATTCAAAACTGATCCAGAAAAGATAAATAAATACCAACGGCATTATGCTAAAGAGGTTGTGTTTGGTACTCTTTACCAACAGGCTGACTTTTCTTTGGCAGAGAAGTTGAAGATCCCGGTAGAAGAAGCTAAGAAGTTGCAGGATTGGTTTTATGAGGGATTCCCAAAATTGAGGGAATACGTTGAGAAATTAAAAAAGGAGGTTAAGACCTTTGGCTATGTTAGAAGTCCATTTGGTCGCTATAGATTCTTTCCTGATTTTAATTCTGAAGACAGAGCAGTCATAGGAGAAGTAGAGCGTGGGGCTGTAAACCATCCAACACAGGCAGGGGCTTCTGATATAGCGTTGGATTCTTTGACTTGTTTAGCTGAAGAGATGGAGAGTCTTGGAATGAAGTCTAGAGTTATAGGCAGTGTACACGACTCAATTGTTGTGGATGCATACCCATCGGAAATAAAAAATGTAATGAAGTTGCTAAAGAAAAATCTTGTCGAACGGTCTAATAATGTGTATGATTGGTTGGGTGGTATGCCTATAGCTGCGGATTTTTCTTGTGGGGAATCCTGGGTTGGGGGTTTTGATTATTCTACAGAGGATTACACGAGTTTCCAAATAAAAGGTAGAGAAAAAGACATAGAAAGAACACTAAAATTGCTTCACATTAATTACAAAGTGTCCTTACACAGTGTCCAATTGTCTGAGGAAGAAGATATAGTGGAAGGGTTTTCTGGAGTTTATGATGCTGGAAAATTGATAAAGGCTAAATTGGAAATAGAATAATATGAGAACAATTCTTATTTATCATAGGACAAGCAGTGGAGAACCTGTTCCCTTTTTAGTTACTAAGTATGATGGGGAAAGGATATTGAAACAGTATCCTCAATGGTATTTTACAAAGGAGAGAGAGATTTGATTTGTATGAGAAAGATGAACGTAAAGCCTATAATAGTATTCGAAGGATTGGATAAAGTAGGAAAAACTTCTTTAGCTCAATGGTTATCTCGTAAATTTGATTTGGTTTATGATAATTTCCCTTCCTCTAACTTTCCTTTGTTAAGATATGCAGGGAAGCACGATCACATAGAAGTGGTGGATGATGATGGATTTGAGCTTTTTAGGGTTAAAACTACGTTGTGGAGTCGTGCTCTTTCTCATGCATTGGCCCACAGTTTGAGTTATGATTGGTATCGTAGTAAGTGTGAAGATCCTAATTTTAGAGGGGTGGTTTGGGATCGCTATTGGTACTCAGCCTATGCTTATAATAGAGCTATAGGCGGATTAAATGTTGATGTGTTGTTGGAGATTGAAAGGATATGGAATAATCCTCTGGTTCCTGATTTGGTTATTTTTGTCCATTCTAAGAGTCCTTTTGGGAAATTGGACAATTTCGACAGAGAAAATCCAGCATTCAGGGACAAAATACAGCAAGAGTACATGTCTTTATTTCTGGGTGGAGGTTGGTACGAAAGGGAGAAGACTTCCCTTATGTTCTATGAAAATGATCCCAACATGAGTTTGGAGGAAAACTGTGAAAGACTTTATGAAAGGATTAAAAAGGAACCAGTCATAATTAATTTGGTGAGGGATTGATGGTAAAACTGGTGGTGGGGAAATGTTGGACTACTGTATTGGATGAAAAGTTAATTCCTGAAGTAAAGTCTCTGCTAAATTTCGATCCAGACGAGGAAGAAGAGAAAATTTCTTATGAATTATTTAGAGAAACCGGAAAGGGATTCCAGTTCTTATCTGGATTAACTGGATTCGTCAAGGATGGGTTGGGTTTGAAGGAAGATGAACTGAAATATGAGTGGAAGCCTAAGAAGTTTGGTAAGATTGGAAAAAAGTATTTGAAATCCATAACGTTGAGGAACTATCAAGTTGCAGCGGCAAATAGAATTTTAGAAGTGAATAGAGGAATAATAGTTATTCCTACTAGGGGCGGAAAAACAGATGTAGCATGCGCAGTTGCATTGAAGTACAAGGAGAAGAATTCTGGAGTTTGTATATTTATTGAGCCTTCCATACCATTGATGCATCAAACTTATAATAGGCTAAAGAAATATGGGTTTGATGATGTTGGTAGAATTGGTGATGGGTTGAAGGAGATAGAGAGAAAGTCGGTTGTGGTGTGTGTAATTGATAGTTTGATAAATGGCCTAGAGAGCGGAAAAACTAGCTTTTTAGAGATGGTAAAGTCTTGTGGGTTTTGTTTTGTAGATGAAGTGCACTTGGCAGGCTCGCCAACATACATGAAACTGTGGAAATCGCTAGAGAATGTCGATATATTGATTGCTACCTCAGGTACTCCATTCCAAGATAGGAACAATCCTTACACTAATTCTAGGGATGCTTACATTGTAGGTGTTACTGGCGGGATAGCTTTTGAAATCTCTCCTCGTTACCTAATAGAGAATGGTTGGATTGCTCAAGGAAATGTATTTGTTTTAGATTATCAATTTAAGAAACCTTTTTACTTTATAAAGAGTTACAAAAGGGTCTATGAGAAGTTTATTGTCAACAATGAAAGTAGAAATGAGTTAGCATCGTTAGCTGCTAGGAAATTGTTTGAAAGAGACTTCAAAGTACTGGTATTGGTTTTTAGGATAGAGCACGGAAGGAAGCTCTTGAAGTTAATCAGTCGATGGTATCCTGAAGTTGTTTTTTCGAGCGGAAAGGGGGTTGAATTTATTAATTCTCGAGGGGATATACAATTGAAGTCTCGTGGTTATGATGCTGTAAGGGAATTTAATTCAGGAAATCTCAAAGTCCTAATTGGGTCAGATGTTTTTAAACTCGGTGTAGATCTTCCGGAGTTAGATTCTGTAATAATGCTTAGAGGTGAAGGTAGAAAGCATATAAACACTGTCCAATCCGTAGCACGCTGTCTTGTTCCTAATAAATACGATAACAATGTGTTTATTGTAGATTTCAATGACAGTTACCATCCTTACACTAAAGCACATTCCCAATTAAGAATTCATGATTATGAGAGGGTCGGTCATAGGGTATTCAAGGGGTATGACAGTTTTTTGAGTTTAATAGATGAATCGGCAAAAATAAGAGGAGGTAATTAATATGGGAATAAAAATTGAGAAGTTGTCGGAACCCTTTATGCGGCAGCATTGGATGGTAGGTTAAAGACCCTGGACGGGTAATGTATATTTTCTCCAATGAAACTTGGAACAAGTATCAAAATCAACTCTCCAGTCGGCCTCTTGACATCACCGAGAACGGCGTTGAGGTGGATACAGAGTATGCACTAATGGAGGAATAGATATGGGACAAACAGAACGTCCAGTGTTTTCAAGTGATTACTACGGCGCGGAGGTATTTACTGCCGCCATTGGGAAAACAATCAAAGAGGTGAAGATTGTGGATAACTCGCTTTTATTCACATTCGACCGTGGATACCGTATGAGAATATACGATTGCGGCCAAAACTGTTGTGAAATTAGGTACATGACAACCGACGACGACCTAAGTTATTTCGCGGGCGCGAAACTCCTTGGTGCCGAACTCAAGGATGCGCCGAATGTGCCCCATGAATGGGGTGTACACGAAGTCCAATTCTTGGAGATTAAAACGGACAAGGGCGTGTTCGCCGTAGCTAACCACAATGAACACAACGGGTTTCTCTTGCGGGCTGTCGCATTATGTCGCATTAAATGAAGATGATGATAATGTATAATGTCGGAAAAGTGAGGTATTATTTTGCAGACAAACCAAGTGGAATTGGATAGCATTTCTATCCAGAAGAAATTTCCCTATCCTAAAGGGTTCCAAAGTAATGTGCTTAGTTTGTTGGCCAGAGATATGTCGTTTCTGCGGGACTATGGTTACGACATTGTCAATCCGGAATTGTTTGACGATTGGTACCATGCGACGATCTGTGCTTGGATACAAAAGCACTTCTTATCTTACGGAGTTCCTCCCACCGAAACCGCACTGAACTTGGAGGCTCAGCAGTTTTGTGAGAAGGAGGGATTCTCTAAAGATGTTTTTGAGAATTTTTTATCCTACATTCGAGAAATTTGCGAGAGTGATATTGGAAGTCTGGAATTCGTAAAAAACAAGGTTTGCTCCTTTGTTAGGGAGCAAACTTTCCGTAATGCTCTAGAATTGAGCAAACCCTTGATTGAGGAGGGTAATTTCGAAGCTGTAGCAAATCTGCTTATGAAAGCTGCTACAGTGGGATTTGATCGTAAGTTGGGGCTTAATTTTCTTGAGCACGCTAAGGATCTTCCAGCATTGTATCGTAAACGGTTTGGGAAAGAAGTTTCTGTTCCAACTGGCTTTCCTACGCTGGACTGGTGTTTGAAAGGTGGTATGAAGATTGGAGGTTTGTATTCATTTGTTGCTCCTCCGGGTAGTGGAAAATCCTTTGTGTTGTGTTGTATAGCAGCAAATGCACTTCAGTTGGGTTATGAAGTTGCTTATTATACGCTAGAAATTCCAGAAGAAGAAGTGTTATATAGAATTTGTAGTAATTTTACAGGTATGACATTTGAACAGATTACAGATCCTCAATATGAAGGAATTTATCGCGAAAAGATAGAAAAATTTTTATCGTTAAAAAAGAACATTTTGATAAAACATTTTCCTCCTAACAGTGTTAACATACAATCCATTCGATCTCATCTCTCTCGTGCTCATGCCATGCTAAATTTCAATCCAGTACTTGTGATTATTGATTATGCCGATTTATTATTGCCAATGGATAAACAGACAGGATTTTTGTACGAAGATAAAGGTAATATCTATTACGATTTGATAAAATTAGCCGAGGAATACAGTTGTCCAGTTGCTACTGCAAGCCAGCCAGCTAAGGAATATTGGAGAAATGATGTATTGGGGAAAGGATGCATGGCAAACTCAAGCATGAAGGAGGCTGTTGCTCATGCCTGTATTTCTCTTAATCAGACAGATGAAGAAAAAAAGAACGGATCTATGCGTATGATTCCATTTAAAGTTCGCAATGGAGTGGAAGATCGAGTTATATATTGTAAAAAGAATCTGCAGTATAGTTCAATAAGAGAAGATGATAGGATGAATCAGATTTTTAATTCTAATAAGGAGATTGGATAAATGCCTAATGAAAATAGGATGGAGAATATTCCTCCACGTTACATAGCTATGGCTAAGTTGGTTGGTGGGTTGAGAGCTTTTCTTAACGATTGCTATACACGTAAATTGAAAGTGACCTTGGATTTTGATAAGGAGGAAAAAGACGGTCATCTATTCAGAGTATGTCGTTTGGCATCGGAAGAAGGCGAAGAGTATACATTTTCAATTCGTAAAGATAAACTAAAAGAATAATATCATTGTTGGGAGTCTAGATGGTAGTCTTATTTACTTTGAGGGGTATTTGGGTTTCCTTATACCCCTCAAACTTTTTCTTCCTCGAACGTTAATAACAATGTGAGAGGAGGCACAACCATGAAAACCGAGAATCAATCCTTTATAGCGTCGTCTGTTTTGCGTTCGTTGCCACTGACGAAAGATGATATGTGGAAGGCATTCAAGTTTGGTGTTGAGATGGCGATTGATGACAGAGTGCTGTTTGATAATTGGTTTTATGAAAACTATGAACGGCAGTAACGCATAACTACCAGATAAACAAAATCCCGACAAGGGGCAGGTTGGTGATTACGTATATGTGAAGGGGAACGCTGTGGATACTGTTTGGGGGATTGGTAAGATCGAATTTTTTGACGAGAAAGGGTTAGCTCATATT